CCGCTCGATGCTCCTTTTGTGGCATGGGCATTAGTTAGTAAAAGGGAAGGCATTAAAGCGTGGTTTAGGCTCCTACGCCCTCCTATACTTGGAAGGTGGTATCAAATTCCTTGGTGTGGTTGGGGAAGTTTTTGGGAAGCAAGACCGTGGAGATAATAGCAAGGAGGAGAGAGATGCAACGTAAGCCCATAAATTTCAAGCAGAAGGCGTGGCGCGTTGAAGCCCTATTGTTAGCACCAGAAACCAGAGCAATATTATTCAGCAGCAAGAAACACGCTCAGGACTTCACGAAAAACAAGAATGTTGTTGCTGCCGGACGCATCACATTGGTAGAAGTTTCCGTGACCGAGATTCTACCCAAGCGGAGGAAGAAATGAACCACCGACAGTTAGTAGTTATGCTCGCTGTGATCGCGATGACCGTTGTTTGTCAAGCTCAAGAGTTCACCCCGCCGAATACTTGCAAGGTAGGTGACGCCATTATTGGATATGAGGGTTTCGCCTACTGTCGTTCCGAGAACAAGTGGGACATGTCGGAATCTCCTACCCAAAGAAAACCAATCACTGAATTGAAGTGGACGACTGTTTATGGAGACTATACGGGGCCGACATGCCGATTTGCATTTCTTGACACCAACAAAGAATGGCATTGTCCATTTGAGACCGCGTCGGGTCGGATTGTAGCCGTGTTCCCGTGCAACGACAAAAAACTATACAACAAAATCTCGCAATGGAATCAAGTCCCATCGTGCCACGCGCATTACAAAGAATATCTACGGCTTATCCAAGTAATGAAGACCCATGAGACCGTTGAACCGACCGCCGTTGAAGTGACGATGCGGTATAGATATCAACTAGACCATGCGAGAATAGCAAATCAAAATGAATACCTCTGTCCCGATGGATTCGCGGCGGAATGGTTCACTCCGAAGGAATCTCGTAACCATGATGCGCCACTTTGCGTCCGACCGAAGTTGGAAATCAATAATGTGGAGAATATCAAATGAACCGTCGCTCGCTCATCGCCGCGCTAGCCGCCCTCTGCGGAGCCGCATGGGGGCAGAAGAAGATCATCCCCGGAACGATGCGACATTATTCAAACGGGGAAACACAGAGGTTCGATGGTTACCATTGGGTAATTGTTGATGATGGTTCAGCCGCTACCGATTGCATAGCCAAGCCGGGAATCGTTGAGCTATGCAAACCCCACGACCATTCCATCGACTCGCCCTACTGGAAGGTGACACCGTTCGGAATGGTTGAATATGATAGGGGATTTGAGACATCTTGGCACAGGATGCAAGCCTGCTCTATTTGTGGCATTACTCGAATACCGCCAATATTACAGAAATACATCGGCAAGAAATGATTGACTAGCGGCTGAACAGGATGCGCGACTGCGCGGCCAGCGGGATTAGCTCTTTCAGTAGCGACTTGAAGAATCCGGCGGGATGGGTGAGCTGCTTGCGATAATATGTCGTCACCAGATGCCCATCCTCGGCTATGCCGGAAAGCTCGCGGGTGGTCTTGTTCATGTTTTCGAAGGTCATTTTGATGTCAGGGGAGGATACAAGTGTCTGTACTGAATCGGCTGCGAGACCTATTTTCTCGATTGAGGTGGTGGCTGCATCCACAGCATAGCCCGTTTTGTCTATTGTTGCGACCGCTGACAGGGCTACCGTGTGCGTGTCGCGTGTCACTGATTCAAGAGAGGATGTTACAGCGGTCAGGGTCTGCTGCGTTAAATCAAGCGTCTTGTTTGCCTTATCCACCGATGCTATGGATGCTTGGGATGCTTGGCGGCCAGCCTTCGCCGCAAAACTCGCCTCCATCAGCACCCGGTTCCCCAAGTCCAGAGAGCGCGCCACCTTCGGCTGCAACTGGTTCACCGAAGCGTCCAAAGTAGCCGAGGCGTGTTCCGCTAGTGCGACAAAGCGAAACACGCCCCAGACTAGCGCGAGCAAAAGTGCTATGCCGCAGATGTAGAGCGCGGCCTTGAGTCCACTCAACATGCGCTTCTTGCGAAACTTGGTCGGGGGCAGACTGAATCGAACAGTCTCCATATGCGCCCAAGGCATAGATGCGTCCACTACACTATGCCCCGACTCTGACAAGGGGTCTGGTAATAGAACCAAGCTTGGGAGCCAGCTATTACCAGACCCGCAGGTACCTCGCAGGGAGATACATCAATAATACACTATTTCTTCGGTGCGCTTACAGCGAATCCTGACACCGAGCCAATGACCGCTTTCACCTTGTCGATGGCGGCTTTGTCGAGCGATACGCTCAGGCCATTGGCCGAGGCCGCATCCCCCGCAGCATGAACAGCGGCGAATATGTCACCCGCCACATGGTACACCGCATCCTCGATGGCTTGCGCCTGTGGGCCGACGAGTCCAAGTAGAGCCTGGATCTCCGGCTGAAACGATGCGGCTTCAGCGGCGATTGCGTCCGCTTTCTTCGCAGCCCCGACGACATGGAGAGCCACCCATGCGAAGGCATGGCCGATTCCGCTAAACACCTTGCTGAGTCCCATTAGATTTCTCCTTCTTGACGCAAAGTATACACCCAACCCCGTTTATTTCGTCCAGATGAACAAGCCGTTGGCAGTTCGGGCATTCCAGCTTCATTACCCCGCATACGGAGCAGCGGAAGGGAGTCATCGTCGTCCTCGCAGAACTCTCCGAAGATGGAATGGAGGATGGGGAACTCACGATTTGTATGTCTTCCCGGCATAGACCGCCTTACCTTTGGAGATGCGTATCAATTCTGGGAACCATTCCCCGTTGTGAGTCAAGAGGCTCATTCCTTGCTGGTGGTTCATGAAATCTGGGACGGAGTGCGGCACGCCGAAGTATAGTCCCTGTCCATTGGTATGTCCACCGCTCGGCGGAACCCCTATCAGGCTCAGGTTCCCGTTCTCAATGCCGAAGTAATTCCTGTCTCCGACTGAGTGTTTCCAGATGAGAGCCAGACGCTCACAGTGACCCACGATGACGGAAGTACCGCGCTCTTGGACTAGGGCTGTAGCGGTGTACCCGGAGTTCTTTCTGGCGATATACCCATGCTCCACCCACACGTTCTGGTCTGGAGGCAGCGTCGGGTGCAGCCATAGGCCATTGGGATAGTCACCAGCATAGGTTACCTTCACCCCAAAGCTGTCGAAGTCGAACAGGTTGCGGTAGTCGTAGATATGCTTGAGTCTTTGGGAGTTGACGATGGCTTTGGCGGCGGCATCGGAGATGCGGGTAAAAGCCCTTACAAAGCGGAACTCATGGTTCCCATTCTTCCAATGGACTCGCTTGGGCTTGACCGCCTTAATCATGGTCTTGGCGAGTGAGATGCCCCGCTCAAGTTCGGAATCGAAGTCTACAACGGTCTTTTCGTTGAGGGAGCGGATGCCCCCGTAGGTCGAAAGACTCAGCAGGTCGAACCAGTCTCCGTTGATGTCCAGAACATCAGGCTTGAAATCAGCCCCGACTTGGCAGGCGACATCAAACGCCCTCTGGTCGTGTAAAGGACACTGTAAATCGTTGACCACCATCGCCCGAAAATCCATCTCGCCTCCGTTGGCTTCCTATCGCTTTGAGTATTCTCGTCATTGGCAATCTTCCGTACAGCTTGGACATGATTTTGTAGCCCTCCGAGGCGCGATAGCGCAGGTAGGTCGCTTGGCCTTTCTCGGTGGCATCATAGCGTCTGCGGTTGACCAGGTGCTTCGCGCTTTGCAGGTATCGCTTGTCCCGTGCGCGGCCTTTCTCGGTCAACTGGTAACGCTTGTATTTTGAGAGGGGGGCGGTTTCTCCCCCCTCCACCCCTTTGCGTCTGACTGCACTTGCCGGGGAGGGGTTCCGGCGGCTGCGCATCGGGGAACTCATGCGGGAACAGGATTGGTCACCACAAGCCTTACCGGCTCGTTCCTGTCCTCAGCTTCCTGAATGTCTTGGAACAGCGGGGCAAATGCCGCCTCAGAACGTCCTATGAAGTCCGCACCGTGATCCATGCCCACGGCGATGCAGCCTTTGAGTTGTGCTACCCAGTTGGCGGGATGGATGAGGATTCCTGCGCGTCCTGGAACGTCAAGGACGTGCGGCATGAGTCTTTTGAAGTGGTTGCTGACATCCAGGCGGATGTCGTATGCGCCTTCAGGGATACATGAGACTTGGGGCTGGTTGTTGAGCCACGGACGCTCTAGGGTGTCACAGTAGCGCGCATCGTTGAGCCAAAGAGACCCCTGTGAGGATATTGGCCCCAGCGTATCGCGCTTGAGGTAGAGAATCATTTGATGCCGAGGTGGGACTTCAGCCAAAGGCCAGCGGAGCCGATGTTGAGCAGCACGGCTCCGAGGACAAAGTGTTTCGTGTTCTCATGCTTGTCGCATTGTTCCCTTACCGATTTGACTTCTGACTCTAGCAGGGGCAGTCGGCCTTTGGGGTTCTCGCCTGATTCCTCGCCAAAGAGCTTGACCGAGAGGATGCTAATGTCGGAGCGCAACTCCTCTAGCTTCGCCAGAACAGGGTCGGGGGTCACTTGGGAGGCTCCGCCCGCAGGCCGGGAAGATTTGGCCGGGAGTCAAGCGAGGCATACTTCCTGAGCAACTCCATTACCTTGTGCAGCGGCACGAAGAACCCTGGAGCCTCGACATGCGCCCATTCCTCCAGCGGAGTCAAGGCTCTGGCTACAAGCGAGCATCCGCCCACGAATTGCAGATAGACTTGCGCCCAGAACCCCACACTCGAAAGCCTGTGCGCCAATTTTCCATAGTCAATATCGGGTAAGTTCATGTCAGTCCTCGTTGTCGCGGATTATCATCCAGGCGGAAACCGCCAGCACTACAATCGCCCCAAACAGCATGGATACCAGGATTATCACTTGATTTTACCCCCCGTGACCTTGGCTCCCACAAACTTTACGCTGGTATCCGCCGCCGCGTTGTGGACGGTGACGTTCACCGAGCCTGAGCAATTCGCCACCACCTGCGCATCATCCACCGTGGTCGCGGATATGGTATAGCCGCCATCAGGATATGCCCCAGTGGTAGTGTCCCATGATTTTGTCCAGCTTCCGCCAGTCACAACAGTCCCCAGAGATGAGCCGTTTATGTTGACTTGGGTGTTGAGGGTTCCCCCGACCGCACCATTGGTCGCTGTACCTGAAATGGTTACGGATGCTCCCGATACCGTGGCTCCATTGGCCGGAGCCGTGATGGCGCATGACGGAGATGGCGGATTCCCCATGTATGAATAGACATACGTTGTCAGGGTGTATCCACTGAGACAATAGGGAGTCGTTGGAAGGTCGGCGCAAACGGAGGTGTTTATCTCGCCCTCATTCGGCCACGGCCATACCGAAGTCGCGGTGATGGTGTCGAAGTTAGCGTCCCCGTAGAAGCTATCATTCACTCCATAGCGGAATCGGTTGTCAGCCCCCTTCTTGCCACAGGCCGCATCAAGGAAAGACCCAGTGGGGAATACTGGCGGATAGAGCAGCGTTCCGCTGGGGTTGGTCTCAGTGTGATTGGTCGGGGTGGTGAGGTTGTAGTTGTGAGCCGCTCCATAGGTGTTGACGCAATCGGCCTGGTCGGGAGACGACAACCCGTATCGCCCTACTCCGTAAGTATTGATGTCGCCCAATGCTGTCTTTTTACCGCTCATGCCGGAGTTGATTCCGAACAGATCAAGCGTATTGTCCGCTCCCCGGTATACGGTGATTTTCTGGAAGTCGTAAGTCTCATTGGCCGATGGGGTTCCATTGATGAGCGCGCTGAATCCAGCCTGCGTGGAATTGTCGTTGGTGAACAATCCCATGTTCTCCACCTTCCAGAACGGGGCATAATCGGTTCCCGCTCCCGTTGGGGAATCCGCCTCCATCAATGCGAGGTCTAGTTTGCTGTTGATGCTCAATGTCCCAAGCCATTCGTTCAGTCCTGCATTCGCCGGGAAGTTATTGTGGAACGCGGTCTGGAAGTCGGCTGCACCATTCCTTCCGTTCGTCCCCCGCGTGGCATCAATGCTCAACATGTTCTGAAGGCTGATGTGGTCGGAGTTGTAGACCGTGCTTACCAGAAGCGAGTTCCCGCCAGAGTTACACGCCGATCCTGTGCCGTCTCCATTACAACCGCCCTGGAACAGGGCTATCCTTCTCCATACCCCAGTGTTCGAGCGATAGGTTGTGATCATCGCCCGTTCGCTGCCCCAGAACCATGAGTCTTGAACGAGGAAGTTGGTCACCGAGGTAGTGGTAGAACCGAATCCGAATACCGCGCTCACGCTGTTGCTTTGCGAACCGAAGCCGCAATTGCTTATCCAGATGTGGTCGCCATTGACTATCTGATCTTGGCCTTTATGAAACTCCAGACAATCAAGATGCACATAGTTTCTTGCCGCTGCTGCCGTGCTGAGTCTTAGGTTGGTGGATGAGTAGGCCGCATCACTCGATGTGATATAGACGTATCCGCCACAGTGTTGCGCTTGGACTAGAGTGTAGTTTCCCACCGACCCGCTGGGCGGACATCCGGAAAGGACGTTGGCCGTGGCTGCGCAATCGATGATTCCTGTGCCTGCGGCCACCGAATAGGTCACGGTAATGCCGCCATCGCATAGCTTCCATGTGTCCCCTCCGGAGGTATTGGCCTGGATTTTGGCAAAGGTCAGATAGGCATCGTTACAACTGGTTCCCCCGTTGGAATTGCTGCCGAGCGTGGATATGTATTTCGTCGCCGCCGTGGCGGGAAGGGACAACATGAGAATGAGCAGCAATTTATTCACTGTATTATTGAGCCGCACAAAAACTCCCTGGTTGGATTGTGAGTGTTCCGCTTCCGTTCGCCGCCGCTTGCAGTTGGACTGTCCCGGCGTTCGCGCCATTGGCGACTCCGACCGTCACGATCGCAGGAAAGTTTGTCGTCGCCGTGATGGTTCCTGACTGCGCCATTGAGGATGAGAAAGCCACCGCCGATACCAGCCGGAGGGTCGTAACGGTCGTGGCGATGGTCGCATTAGCCGCTACCGCAGTCGGCGATGCTGGGCCTGTCCACTGGAACTTGGGGCCTGTGGTCGTGGCTGAACCCTGCCATGTGATGTGGCACTCGACGTAGTAATTGGTCGAGGCCGATACCGCGAATGACAAGCCAGACACGTTGGTGAAATTGGTCGTGGCGTTCGTATAAGCAGAGGTCACGAACAGTTTGCTGCCTGCGCCGCCGCCTGAGTCGGAACTGCATACCGGAAGACCGTCTGTTCCGATGGTCTGGATGTGTGTTCCCGCGCCACAGGTCAGAGATTTGACCCCGCCGAGGGTCGAGGAAGATGGGTTTGGAAGTGCAGTCAGACAGGTCGTGCAAGTAAGCGTCAGATTTCCCGACAACGCTCCCCCCCCGCCGAGAGGCGATGTCGTGGATACCGTCCGCGCCGTGGTTACCGCATCGGTGATGCCGTATCCAGAAACGGTCGTCGGAATCGATGATAGCTGCGCGAAAGAATAGTCGTTCGACGCGGCGGTCACAGCACCAGTCCGCCCAAACACGCTTGATACCGCGCCGCCTCCCGCGTCTGCCGAACACACGAACGCGCCATCGGTTCCGAGTGCTGAGAACTTGTCCGTCCCGGTACAGGTCAATGACTTCGCTCCTCCGAGAACGCTGGCGGTCGGCAAGGGCGGGGCAAAGGTCAGGGGCTTGCCGACGATGTAGCTCCACATCACCGTTCCACCCGTCCCCGGCTGAGTACCTGTCGAGGGCTGAGTAGCGGCGTTCACCGCCCCAGCGAGTGCTTCTTGTGAATAAGCCACCCATAATCCCACAGCACCAACCGGGAACTTTGATGTGGACGGAGAGGTGATGTTTGACCCCGTAGAATCCTCGATGTGCCACACGATGATCCCCGTGGTCGAAAGGTTGTCTGAATCCTTCACAACCTTATACGGGAAGTTCTGTGCTGTCGCCAATGTGCAGGCGAACAGCAACACAAGCCATCTCATTATGGAATCCTCGTCAACCCGGTGATGAACAGAGAGAAGTAGTCGATGACCGTGACATCGGCGGTAGTGCCATCATTACAGATGTCGGCTACTGGGGTGAGGCTGACAGATGGGAAGGTTGCGGAGTTGATGGTGCATCCCGACCCAGCCGTACACCAAGTCAGTTCGGCATCGCTGTCCCAAGTGATTCCGATTACTCCCGACGAAGTGCTGCGTATCACGACCTTGTGCCAGTTGGCATCGAAGGTCTTGGTAGTGGCTTGACAAGAGTTGGTCGAAGCCTGCCGGATGCACAGATGCCATGTCGTATCAGCATAAGTGGCGTTCTTGTCATAGCGCACCCAGATGCCATCCGTGGGTTCCACCACGGAAGAAGTCCCACCAAACCCGATGCGGATACGCTCTTTCGTGCCGTCGCTGGTGACTTTGAATATCCAAGTCTCTGTCCAGTTGGTCGAGCCGCCGATATTGCCGACAAGCGAGAACCCGGAACCAGAACCAGCGAGGTTAAAATAACTTCCGTTACCCGCGCTGGTGTTGGTGGTGAATTGAAGCTCTCCGGGGTTGGAGAAGGTAGAGACAATATAGCTTAGTGCGGCGGCAGATGAGATTGCGCTATTGTTCCATCCCAGAGAGCCGATGGCTCCCGAAGTCGTGTTGCCACCCGGCATTTCCTCTACCGCACAGAACACGGTGATGAGGGTGCAATCATAGGTGGTGCCGGGAGGGGTAGCCCAGGTTTGATCTCCACGGAGGAAATGCGCGGTGTTGTTGTCTCCCTTAAGGACGAATCCGTGAGCCGTGGTGGATGCGTTCCCAGTCGTATTGTCTGACAATGAAATATCGGATTCAACGACTGCGCTGACAGTACCAGCCGAACAATGAGCCGATGCAGCAGCAAGATGTAGAAGTCCGGCAGAGGCGTTCTCTCCCGCTGGAACTGACCAGCAATATGCAGTAGTGATGGTTGTTGGAGGAATCAGGGTGAACGTATTGGCCGTCAACCCCGGAGCTGCGGCGTTCAACAGGGAGAACGATGTGGATTGTACATTCCCTGAACCGGAACCGATGACCAGCGTATTATTGCTGTCCACCGATAGCGGGATGTTCGCGCTATTGGCCGCGTTCCTCCAGTCAATCGCATCGCCATTCGCCAATCGTACGGCTCCGGCGGTAGCAGGATGAACCGTGGATGATGTAAGCACTCCAGCCGTGATTGTCCCGCTGTTGTTGATGGTAGCGGAAGTCAGCGTTCCGGAAATGGTCATGCTCAACACATTGGTTCCATCCGAAGTGGCATTAGTGATGCCGCCAAAGGCATTGGAGTTGTTGTATTGCAATTGCCCGTTTGAACCACCCGCAGAGGTGCTTCCGCCGCCGCCGGGATTGACCCATGCCGAGCCGTTGGACACGCAGAGCGAATAGGCTGAGCCGCCACCAACGGTACAGTCGGCGGTAGTGAGTGCATCCGTCACAATCCTCACCCATCCAGTCGACCCAGAGGCATCCGGCAGAGTCGCCACCGTCGCGGTGATGATGGAATTGGCGATAGCAGTAGCAAAGTCAGAGGACGAACCAGAGATGAGGATGGCCGCCGTCCCGCTGGTATATGCCGAACCCCTGACACGGATGTAGGTCAGGCTCGCCATATTGAACTGGTAGACCCCATTGGCGGTGATGGATTGAGCCGCCGAGCCCGTGGGAACGGAATATCCCGTGGCCGCTGCCCAAGTAGACCCGTCCGCGCTAGTCTCGAACTGCAAGGTCGCGCTCCATGTACCCGTCACGGTAATGGATGCGCTGCCGATGGTCGAGTATGAATGCAGGACGATGCAGGCATTGGTCGTGCCGCAGGTCGTACCTGAAGCGGTGATATTGCCCGTGGATGAGTCTGCCCATGCCGCGATGCTAAAGAGCAGGAACAGAATGAGTTTCTTCATGGTCTCCTCAATTCACTATCAGATAGTTGAAGCAGGCGGGATTGGTCGTCACCGTACCAAGATTGATGGTGAAACTCACTCCTGCCGAACGCGCCGCAATCATGTGGACTGGCAATACCGTGGTTCCCGTGTTGCAAGTGACACTCAGCTTCGTCCCTAAGCTGTCATCCTCCGTAATCAGAATCACGCTGTTGGCCGTGACTGCGGTAGTGGAGACAACACATGTCCCCCCGGTTGCAGCCGTGGCGCATGAGAATGACCCTGAGGCTGCAGCCGCACAAGCTACCAATGAAGGATTTGCCCCAGTACCTACCGCAGCGCAGTTGGTCGCTGTTCCGAATGTCGCGGCGGTGACTTGAGAGCTTACCGTGGCGGTTCCAGTGATGCACAACACGGTGGCACAAGTCGAACGGGAACCAATGTCCACCCATCCAGCGTCGGGCTGAAGGACAAGTCCTCCGCCGTTGGCATTTCCCGGTTCGGTGGTGGCAAACTCTATTCTCCGCGTGTTCTCTACTGACTGCCCAGAGATGGAGAGCTTTAAGCCGAATGGAGCCGAGCCGTCATTCGTTCCCCAGAACGACATATCGGTGAGCGATACGGTTGACTTGTCGATGTTCGCCGTCTGGTGGAAGGTATAGGCGGGAGCCTGATTGCCAAGTCCTACCTTGATGGCATTGGAGCCTACCGAACCCAAGACCATGCAGTTGGAACAAGTCGCTAGTGCGCCCTTGCCAATCGCCGCCCAGTTGTCTCTTGGGGTCGCATCACCGCGCCCCGCCTCAAAGCCAATAGCGATGGTATAGCTGTCAGTGGTATTGGCGTTCGCGGGAGTCGCAGTGTATCCCGCCTCGTCACCGATAAAGATGTTGAACCCGCCTGTGGTGCTTGAGAATCCAGAAGCGTGTCCGAGCGCGGAGTTGTAGTTTCCCGTGGTCAGATGCGAGAGCGATGCCCTGCCAAACGCGGCATTCGATGTTCCGCTAGTGGCAAGCTGCAACACATGGTCGCCCATGCCCGTATTGTTGTCGGCAGTCGTCAGGGCATTGAACAGACCCACTCCCATCCCAACGTTCCCAGAATGCGATGCGTTCCAAGTGTTCGGACAAGATAGGCCAAAGCACATGTTCCCGCGCAGGTCAGACACATCGTTGTACTTGCCGCTGTAGAACATACCTGAAGATGGCCTGAAATCCAGCACCGATAGCGCATTGGAGTTTGTCGGAGGGTTTCCAGATGACCCGGAGTTGATGATGACTCCGCCAGTCGTTCCAGCATCCGAATAGGCCGATGTGATGGACGCGAATTGGTCGGTATATCGCACCTGCCCAAAGGACGGCCCAAGCACATCCCCGGTGAACGTGCATCCGGAGAGGCCGCAGAAGTCCAGATATACCCCGTCCACTCCGTCTACTGTCCAGATGGTAGAGCCGGAAGCACAATGACTGCCGCCAGATGACTTGAGTACGAACTTGTATGACGAGCCTGCCAGCCATACATTCGCCCTGCCCGCTGAGTCAAGGTCGATGGTAGTGGCATTCTGAACCGTCCCCGTGTAATCGGTATAGGTAGCCAGCGGTGTCGTTGAACCAGCCGCATAGGTGACCAGACACCCATTGGCCAGCGGGACTCCGGAGTTGTCGAAGAACTGCGCTTTCGGCACAGGCATGACCGTGACCGGGACTTGGGCATGGGCTGAATATGCCAACGCCATTACTATCCAAATGATGATAGCGGCGAGAATGAATCGTTCCATCGTCCTAGATTTCATTTTCCCTCCTGTATTCGTTCCATTCGTCCAGTTTTAGGATTTCTATTTATCTTGGAGCGATATTCCATAGCTTTTATCGCTTCACGTCTGGCCATTTCCGCAGCCTTTATTTTCTCAAGAGTTGTAAGTTTCTGATTGAACATTTCCGCAGGCAGCGCGGGACGATTAGGCATATTGGGTGGTAATTTAGGTATTGTTCCAGCGGGGACTTCCGCTCGAAGTTTCCCCTCCGGAGGAACACGGCCCATTTTCATAGCAGCCTGTTGTCCCATATCCCCGCCAAACATGCTCGGAGGTATCAATGCCTCACCACCGCCACGCGGAGGCTGTCCGGATGGAGCCATATCTCCACCGACCCTGGCTCTAATGGCTTCTTTCTCTGCTATCACTCGTTCCATTGATTGCTTCAAAACATCTTGCACATTGAGTTTCATCAACTGCGTCTTGCCAACCGGAGTGGTTGATTCTGGAAGTTGGCGTGGTTTTGAGATTCCGACATAGGTTCCCGGTGCGGTCTCGGAAAGATTCATTTGCGATGGAGACCGGGGATTCTGTGTTTCAGGAGACAGATACTCTCCGCCCACCGATGATGGAACCGGAGGCTGATAGCCGGAAGTCTCAGGGGAAATGTCTTTCAAGACTCGTTGCATTCGGGTATTGAATAGTTCTATTTCCGAAGGCGGCAGGAGCTTCTCAACCAGTCCGGCGGCAGCATGAGCCTTGCTCCCCATCGTTCCCCGATAGCCGACTCCCTTGAATCTCTGCCAAGGCCCTGCGGGAGAGGATTCCTCACTCGCAATCTTGCTCAATGCCTGCCGTGTCTCAGACATCATATTGTCGGCTTGGATGGCTGCTCCATGCCGTTTCTGCAAGTCCCGCAATACTTCTTCAGGGATTTGCCCACCATAAGCCTGCTCCATCTCGGAATAGACGGCCTTTCGCACCGCATTACCGGCTCGGTGGATGGCTTCTTGCATGACCGGAGATTGATATTGTGCGGCGGGGCCTTTGCTTACATATTTGTCGGCACGATTCAGACCGTCTTTGCGGAAGTTGTCGAGGTCACCAATCGTTTTCTGGTCAGCTATTTCATCGGCTAGTGCTTGGACTTTAGCTGCCGAGTTCCCTCCGGTAATCTTGTCCATGAGCTTGGCATCCGGCAACATCTCACCAAGGAACTGCTTTGCAGCCGTCTTCGCCGCTCCGACCGCATTATTCCCAGCAACAGGCTCAACCAGAGAATCATAAGCGTCGTCAAACTTCTTTCTGACAGATTTTGTAAGCTGTTGGCCTTTATCATACCCCTGTCGGCCTTTGAAGTCATCGGCGGTGACTCCCTCTTTGACTGCCGCTTCTCGAATGTCATCTAATATGGGACGGCCAATGTCCTCATGCACCAAAACGTTTCCCTTTGGATTGCCTCCGGTCTGGAGTGCGGCGGAGAGATTGCTTCCCTTGGTCTCAACATCTTTCGCTGCTATTTCCCCAAGTTGGCGGGTAGACAGAGCTGATTCTGGAACGACTTTGGCAGCATATTCCGCAGGCAGTTTTTGTACTACCTTCGCCGTTGCTCCGGGTATCCTCGCTCCCGCCTCTTGCGCGACCACCGTTGCCGCTGCCTGTCCACCGGCGCGGGGAGCCGCCAATGCCAATGCTCCAAGAGCGTTGTCGGATTGATACAAGTCCTTAATGGCTCCCGGCACTTCGATAGCTTGCTTGCCAAGGTCATACACTGACTTTCCCGCATGGTAAAGAGACATCACTGGATCGGTCAGATTTTCAGCTAATTGCGAACCCATTCCTTTGGCAACGTCGAGACCACCGAGGGCCGCCTGCCTCAAGCCGAACGTGGTAGCTCCCATTCCAAAAGACCCGTTCTTTATATCCTGGAGGCTAAATCCAGTAGCAAGCTCTCCCGGCTCTGCGCCCATCGCTACACCTATGTCGGGAGATTGATTCTTCTGCAGGGTGGGTGGCTTGACGTTCAACGCCTTCGCAATCATCTCCGGGGTCGAGCCATCGGGGAAGATATGCTGCACACCCTGTTCATCGGTTACGGTTATTTCAGGCATTATTCGGGAACCAATTGTCCATTCACAATCTTATATCTAATGGTTTTTCCGGAAGGTTGAGCAGATGGGGTATTAAAGTTGGGCTTTCCCTGCCTGCCAGCCTCGAACTGCTGCTGTCTCAGCGCAGCCTTATCCGCCATCAATGACTTGTAGGCATTGAGACTTCCCTTAATCTGCGCGGGACTGGCATTGTCCGGCATGGTTCCACCGATTTTCTCAAGCTCTTGGTCGGTGATGTGGTTCGATGTGAGGGCTTTATTGACCTCGCGGGTATAGACCCCGGCAATCGTCCTGAAGTTGGTGGCCTTGTCAGACCCAAACTGAATCCCAACCTCATTCCCAATTTTATTCGCCAGCCGAATGTCTCCATTGTCGAGTGCATCTGCGGCTTTCTGTAGAGTATTCGCGTGCTTGATGGCGGTATTGAATGCGAGGATGTCTTCGCTTCCCTTGCCGCCCGGAGCAAATGCTTTTCCTGTCCCCTGCTGAATCTGGGATTCTGGTGTGAACTGGGGAGCGGTGTAGCGGCCCGGAAATTGCTTATTCAGTCGGTTGTAATCGTTCCAATTCATCGTAACCGTTGCATTGGCCTGATTGTCAAACACGGTGGGGCCGCGAGTCTCTCCCAATGCCTCGATGCGAAGGACTCCAGGCTCTACTTTGGTTTCCTTGACATATTGGCGATAGCCCTTCATATAGGCGGCTTCCGCTGGAGTCCATTCTTTCTCAGGTTTCGCCATGATGGAAATAGCGCGGTCATCTTTATTTTCCGGCTTATTCTTCCGCGCCTCTATCTCCGATTGAATGTTCTGATGGACATCTTGCGCCGCCTGTTCATCTTGCTTTTGCTTCGCCTTCTGCTGGTAATATTTCTGGACATTCAGGCCCAAAAGAAGATTGTCCATGTCAGACTGCTTGGCATCGGGAGGCATCTGTATCTTCGGGTTTATCTCCGAAATCCTCTGCGCGATGAGCGGCTTGTTCTTCTCAAAGTCCTGCGCGGACATCCCTTTGGCTTGGTCAACGACGGAGAACAAATCCCCATTCGTCTTCTCCTCCAACGCCCTGTCTCTGGCATCCTTCACTGATTCTCTCTGTAACGTCAGCGCGTGTTCCTGCTCAAGCTGTGCCTGAAACGACGGGTCTACCTTTCCCCGAAGCTGGTTCAGGGTCTTGTCCATGTCCCCGTTATTGTCCGCCAGCGTTTTCTGGGCAAGCTGATGGTCGGCTTGCGAGCGTTTCTGCTGGTCAATCTGAAGCTGGTTCTCCTGCATCGCCTGTTGCTGGAGTTGCTGGCTCTGCAATAGGGACTTCAGTTGAACGGCTTTGGTCAAGCCCTCAGACGGGTCGGCGGGCGGATTGATATGCAGCGCGGGAAGCGGGATGGATGACATAGGTTTAGTGTGGTGCTATCTGCGGGTACAAGACGGATGCCAGAGTCGCAAGATTACCGAGTCCGGACAATGCTCCGGTGGTCGCATTGGTTCCACCAATGTATCCCGAAGCTCTTGCCGATGCCGCATTGTTCAATCCAGCGGCCTGGGCATTGGCTCCGCCAATCAGAAGATTCCCGGCATTGTTGGAATAATTCTGTCCAGCGGAGTTGAGTTGTCCGGCGGAGACTTGTCCAAGTCCTGCAAGACCGGAAAGGCGGTTGTAGAGATTGGACTGGTTCTGCTGGAAGATGTTGTAATTCTGCTGATACTCTCCCAATGCCCGGTTGTAGACGTTGCCATATTCCCCGGAAGCATAGTCCTGACCATAGCGGTCAAGGGCTTTGGCTGTGCCTCCTGAAAGCAGTCCGCCTTTGGCGGCGGCTGAACGCTCAAGAGCTTTCTGTCCCTCCGCGAGCCGGAATTGATAGCCAGGATCGTTCTGCTCCGTGACATCAGTAGGCGCATTGAATTGCTGCGTCCACGGAGTAGAGAGCGAACCAAATGCCCCAAGAGCCGGATTGATTCCCGTAGGGGTGGATGTACCAGACAGTCCAGAAAGCGGTACGGTGGAACCCCCGGATACTGGAACGGTGCTTGTAGCGGTAGAAGCAGCCGGAGAAGTACCTGTAGCCGCGTCTGGAAGAATGTGTTCATTCGGCCTGGGATTCGCCGCCGAAGCCTCTGGTGAAATACCTCCGGAATAGGCAGGCCCGCCCATGCCGTTGGGAATTGTTCCTCCGGACAGATTAGCGGGAAGATTGTTCCCCGCTCCTGCATACTGACCAACCGTGCTGGCCTGCTGGGCCAACTGCGGGTTCTGTTGCGCTACTTGAGCCGCCTGCTGCATCGGGATGCCAAGTAAATAGGCTAGATTGGTGACCGCTCCTTGCCCCGCCTGTATCCACGGCTGCGCCTGTCCTTGCTGTTGGTTGTAAACATTCTGGGCGAATCCAAGCGCGTTCTGCGAAGCCTGATATTGAAGCTGTGCGGCCTGAGTCGCGGCATTGGCCTGAGTAGAAGCCGCATTACCAGCAGCATTGGCTCCCAACACTCCAGACAGGATGGAGGTTCCGGCATTGATTCCCAATCCAACAAGAGGAAGCCACCACGGGGAGGAGGATGAGGTGGTGGATGAGCCAGTGGATGTTCCACCAGTGGTAGGAGTCCCGACACCCGGTAGTCCGTATCCGCCATAATTCGTGTTGGATGGGAATATTCCGCCCAAGAATGACATTTAGACCTCGTTTTCCTTTTTCTGACCCTTCACAGTGTCCATGACTTTTCTTGCCAGCAACAATGCGTCGTGGTGTGTAGCTGCCAATCGGTGTTGAGCATCAAAGCCTCGCTCCACCAACTGAGCAGCGACAGTGTGCCATTCGTCCGTATTCGGGTCGTCACAGCAGCGTATTTTGACTGCGAATTGTCCATTAGCTTCTTTTGTCTCCACAATCTCGGTCGTGTGCTTCATGGCAGGTTCGCTCCACGCGAGCCTCCATTCCCTCCATCGGTCGTGCCTCCCGTTGACCCACCTCCAGTAGTGGGTGCGCCCGATGTCGTGATGGCTCCGAAAAATACCCGCGTCGTCGCTCCAGTCTTGGCCACCGTTCCGTCCAGAGTCGCGTGATATGTCACCGCGCCACCAGAGAATGTCGGGTCATCGGCATAGACGTAATACGTTCCCGTCAGTCCTGGGTCTACCGAACCAGCCGAATAAATCACATCACCGAATCCAAGCCTCATGGTGTTGGACGATATTGAAATCACCGTGTCGGCTCCATTGTTGGAGAGCGAAGTATCGGCTGTCGGAACCATCGAAGCATCGACGGGCTGAAGATAGAACGATGATGCCAGCCTTCCCGAAGATTCCATGCCGATGAAAGCCCTTACCCCGCCCGCCAATGGACTCCCTGTACCATCGGCGGCGATTGAGTCAGTCGTATTCAATTCTCCCGTAGAAGTCAGGTTGCCGACTGTCGTGCCAATGCCCTCTGTCCGTCCCTGAATCACGGCAGAAGCGGCAATCTGCCCGATGAGTGTCAATGCGTCGGCGGTCTTGATTTGAAGATTTTGCAACCATTTCAGCCAACTGAAGTCCCTGACCATCCCATCTTTGCCAACCAGCGGACTGCGGATAGGAGGCAGTTGGGGTATCTGGGATGATGCGCTCATGCTTGGCTCCTAAGAGTCGTGGCCAATCTTGTGACTGGCGGCGGAACATACGCATCGGTGATTCTGAAGGGAATGGGGTCGGTGAATGACAACTCGAAAATCAATCCCTTCGTACCCCAGAATCTTCCCAGTCTCCGGAAAAACACGCGCTTGCCATAATCCCCAAGATCGCCGATGTTTACCGTGCGCTCATCCGACCATGTTTTGCCGTTGTCTTTCGACATACGCATCATCAACAGTGGGTCAGAGCCTTGCCCGGAAACCAGACCGATTCCCGTATCGCATTCGACCTCAAGATATGGCAGTGTCACATATCGCCCTTCTGATGCGACAAATGGCGCGCGGCGGACGCGGCGCAAAGAGTTGCCAAAGTCGTCGCTGTAGGTGGGACTCATGTTGAATATCTTCCCTGAATCCCAGTCTCCTACCAAGTGCTTGCCGAAAGCATACATATGGCATGTGGAACGATGGGCGGTGAAGGATGAGTTGTGCCAAAAGCCACGCTCATGCCATATCGAGTTCGAGGTGTCGTACACCCATGTCTTGTTGGCGGACGGGAAGCGGAAGACGACAAAGGTGTGTCCGCGTTCCTGATAGGAATAGGACACGCAATCGGTTGTAGTGGAGTATGACTGCCATGCAAACTCGATGGCGAAGGTCGAGACCCGCTGCGGAGTGTAGCCCTGCGCCTTGAACGCCATGCCTGAGCCGCGCTCATCTTGACCAAGCCAGAACACGGAATTGTCGGCGCGTACTGCTGAGTAAACCGCTCCTGAACCGACTTCCATGATTCCTGATGGTACGGGAAGAAAGGGATTGTCCGAGTCTCCAGTGTCATAATAGACAACGGTTTTCTGGTTCCCCAGAAGCACAATCTCGCGGTGGTCAACCACCATCGAGTTGATGTTGCCCGCGAACACTGAGATTTCCTCCACATCCAGCAAGTCCCAAGAGGTAGCATCCTGAAGCGCGGAGAATTGGAACTGGTTCGAGTCCTTGATGAGAGCGAGGAAATAGGAGTCCGTATACCCGACCACGGAAACGTTGGTCAGGGTGGCGGTATCTACCGCCGAGAAAGTGTTGGTCGTCAGATTGAAGACATAGCATTGTCCCGCCGAAGCAACCAAGACTTGAATCTGGCTGGAACTCAATGATGCGGGGAGTCCATCGTTGCCCACATCGCCAAGCTCGGTAGAACCACCCGCAGAAGTTATCTCATACAGCTTTGCGCCTGCGACTGCGAAGGCTCTGCCATTTATCTCAATCTCCCCGCGAACGGGGGTTTGCGGAAGGGTGATGAAGGTCGAGAGTCCGGGGCAGTCAACAAGCTGCATATCGGACTTGCCCAATCCCGATTCGTCCTTCTCGACGTACATATTCATGCACATCTGCGCGTCTGCTGAGAAGGTCTGCGATTGATAGGAACCACCACAAATACCGAATCTAGACATTAGATTGGTTTCCCAAAAGTATCGCTCCTGTAATTGTAGTATCCGCCCTTGGGGTTGACCAAAGCACCGTCGCACCGGATGTCTATCGGCCCGATGTTCATGCTCTTGAGTATGGCCTTGGACGATACAGCCTGTGCGGCGACCACTGGCGGAAGCTCCACACCCCACTCCGGAGCCAAGTCCACAGCCAAGTTGTAGCGCAGGGCCTTGGCATAGCCCGGAGGATAGTCATTGTCTGTCGCTAGGTCGGTGAACTCAGTCAACGCCGTCCATGCGTAGGAACAGAATTGGTTGGCCGCTGATGGGATTGGCCAGAAGCTCAGGGTACGCAGAGGGTACCCACCATCATCCCAGACTTGAAGCGGGATGGTGGAGTAGACCGCCTTGACGGGAATCTGCGACCACTGTTCATCCGTAAGCATTTGCAGGGGAAGCTCAAGCGGCTGCGATGGGTTCGACAGATACAGTACGGAACAATGGTCAATCTTGGCCGGACGTGCGGCATTGAAATCGCCGCCTACACCATAGGTATAGGCTTGCTGGTTGGCGATGAAGTCAAAGACCGAACGCGAGATGGTGAAGATGGAAAGACTCTCAGCGTTCCATGAGTCCAACATCTGATTCAGGACGAACAAAGCGTCTGTTCCTTCAGAACCGGATGGAGTCTCGCCCGGAGCCAATGCCCCGATAAGGCGTAGAGAGCTTTCTATGAGTTCTTCGGCAGTCATTTGGCTTTCTCAGGCTCAAGGACATCTTCGACCACGGGCTCAGAAACCTCTACCGGAGCTTCTACAACTGGCTCTGGGACTGGCTGAGGGTCTGGCTCGACGACGACTTCCTCACCTTCAGGAAGGTCGAGTGGGTTATTGAACCATGCCGCGCATTTGTCTAAGTCGGCCTGAGTGGTGCAGAGCTTGGACTGGCCTTCCTTGTACTTCCAGATATAGATGGACATTCGTCCTCCTTGAAAGATGGCGGGGGATGGCGAGTCCCCCGCCTCTAGGGTTACGCTAACCGCGAGGGAATCCACTTCGCGCTGGGTGCGTCGTAGATGAAATCCACGGACGAGGCAGCGGTGGTGGCGGTTCCCGCGACGGCGATGTTCCCGCCGGAACCCCATGTCAACCCGGAACCCGAACCATCGAAAATCAGCGTGATTTTGGAGCCGGAAACGGCACCAGAAGGCACGGTGATGACCGATAGCGCGGTAGTCCCTGTGACATGGTGGATGGCCCCGTTCACCGGCGCGATGGTGGTCGCGCTGACAATCGGAGGTCCGATGGCGGAGAAGTTATACGGAGTCTGCACCGAGAACGCAGCTTGGACGGGAACGAAGTTCGAGAAGTCCGAAGGCGAGCCAATCAGCACAGGGGTGGAGGTCGAATGGGATACCTGTTGGGTACCCTGTTGACCACGAAGGACTGTCACCACCGTCCCTGAGACCGAGATGACGAAGAACATCTCATCATCAATCTTCAGGATGGTGAATCCAGACCCAGTAGTGGAAACGGGCGCGGAGATGCCCGTGGCCGAAGCCACGTTCACAACCTGGTCGCCCACAGCCACGGCAGCCGAGAGTGTAGTTGCGGTGATTGCCATGTTATGCCCCCGCGATTCTGACGGCCAGTTCGGGATAGATGGTAGCCCATCCGCCGAGCAAGTCCAAACGCAACGGCCATCGGTCGAGGTTGATGTCATAGTCGCGGATGGCACGGATGCTCATCCCCAACTGTTTGTCCGAGACCCGCTTGCCCATGTCCACGCCGCCCGGTACATCGAGGTCGGCAGAGGCAAAGGTGAAGGCATCGGAGGCGAACAGCAAGCCCTGAGCGGAACCGGTCGAGGCCGCGCTGAAGACCGTGATGGCCGCATTGTCAGCCGGAAGCGCATCGACGTTCTGATACTGCCCGGTGGACTGGATAGTATAGTTGCCGCTGCACGGGTTGACCGGGATAGTGACGTTACCGGAGTTGTCAGACGAGCAATTCGCCGTGACAACGAAGTAACGCGCTACGCCAGTCGACTGACGGTTCTGCGGGTTGACCTGATTGACCGAAGCAACGCTCACGATGTCCCCGCGAAGCAGGATGTTCGTGACGTTGTGCGTCCAACCATCAGTCACCAGCGAGGTCGCGCCGTCAACGGTGGCACCATTCATCAGAGGCGTTCCGCCGAGCGCACCAGAGGTATGCCGACGAACGTTCTGATCCATGTACCATTCGTTGCCGATGACCGTACCCATCTTGCCCTTCTCGTACTGCGAGGAGATGGCCTGGCTGGACTGGAACAGACCCTTCAGGGCATCGACGATAACGGCCTGCATCAATGGATTGATGCAGAGGCTACGGTCGCCCATCGGGGCTGCTTCGTTGTCCATCAGTACGC